GGTTTTAAATTAAATAGCTGGCGTAACATCCGTTTCGGTTGTCAGTTATCTTTAAACCAGTCAGCGAAAGTACAGATCAAAGAAATTTGTATCAGACTCCACGTAACATCCGTAACCGGTTGTGTTGTCGAAGTACTTTTCTGCGAAATGGCAGTAGCTGACTTAAAAACCTCTTCAGATTTTACCGTCAAGGAGGTTTCGATGTCCGAATATGAGCGCATCTCAGGAGACTTACACCAACTAATGATCTCTAAAGAGATGCGCGATTTACCGACAAAGGGTTGTCATGTTCTGCATTTGCAGAACCTCCCGAGATCCAAAGTGTTAGAGTTAGAATCTCGCGAACAGCGGGGTTTTCTATCCAAGGTAGCGGATAAGATCCGCGAGAAGGTATATCGCGACACGGGAAGAATCTTCTTCGTGTACGTCCCGGTCATCCAAGGGACGAGTAGCGGTACGATCACGTTGAAGCTGCAAAATACCGATACTGGTGAGGTTTCCGATGTGGTTACCGATGCACCGGCCGAACGGGCTTTCGTGATCATGGACAGATGGGGCAGATCTTTAACGTCGAAAGCAAAGTTGGTGTTGCTTTACTCGATTTTTTGCCCAGAAATAAGGCCTGAGGCTCGAGTTGGAGACATGTGTGTGTTTTGGGATGAACACATGTCGAAACAGATGACTTACGTCAAGAAGCCGAATCCCATCATGTTTCCGATTGAGGAAACGTGTCCAGCACAATATCTGAAGGATAAGAAGTTGCTGATGAGTATGATCCGAGGTAGGATCGCGTTGGGGGCCGAAGGGGCGGATATACGTCCCGATGTCTTGAAAGTGGAGAGTGCAAGTGGTGGTCGAAATTTGATCACCATTGAACCGAAGGACAGTCCGAAACCACCGAAAATAGAAGAGGTAGGTGCGACGTCCGGAAAAGACGTTCATGTGGAAGAAACGGATCGTGCTGTGAGGGCCGATCCTATAAATGCTTGATTTGATATTTGGTTAGAGGGTACTTTGTACCCGACCGTGCGCGTTTGCGCGGGCGTCTTTTATTTCTGCATTTATTATTCCATCTTGCGTGCAATCGATATGGTGTGCAATCGCTGTCATCACTTCCATCTTGCGTGCAATCGATATGGTGTGCAATCGCTGTCATCACACTCACGCTGGTGGGTGTCGGTCTTGCCGACAGTGCCACCCGAGAGATGCTGCTCCACCACCACCGAGAGCTCGAGCTAGAGCTCAAAATGCGGTAGCGCGAACCCTAGCGCGACCAGCGACTTCAGCTGGAGAACCGAGGAGACTTCAGTGGACCGTGATAGGTCCGAATGAGGTACCACGAGTACCGAGGGGATATGTGGCACATAGCAACAGAGAAGTTGTTGCGACCAGTGCTGGGAAATTCCTACATGTGAATTTCAGCACAACTTTCCCACAACTATTAGGATTGAATCTTAGGATTCTCTCCGTGGTAGTTCGAGCTAGCTGCCTAGTGTCTGCTGGGTGGGTGGGAATGTTGGAGGACCATGATGAAAATCATCTCAGAGGTCCGAGTGCCCTATCCAGGAAGGGTTTTCGCCAGGACCAACCGAGAGGTTGGCAGTGGTTGGCTCCTTCCGATTTAGAATACGATAGGTTTGCGAATTCGCACCGATTAGTATTCGAAGTCAAGAACGAGTTCACGGCAGGTGTGAAAGTTCTTGTGAGGGACATTTATATAGTGGTGAGTGATTTACCACGAATCGTGATCCCGAATGATATCCTTATGGTCGATGAAGACCTTTTGGATGTCTAGGTTGAGATGAACACAACCGAACCCCGATAAGGGTAGAACCGGACCACCATGTGGGTTTTCCGGTTATCTCAGAGAGTCGCTTTCCAGACTCGTGTTCTAAGAGATTACCTACGAAAGTAGATGCCCAATCCGTGAAGGATTGGATGCCCCGTTAGGGAACC